TCATTGTGATTTTGATTGTGCTCATTCTGATGAATGGCGTAGGGTATTTCGGAAATCCTACACCGGGACCGTATAGGTATGGATACGGAGGATTAGGAACAATTCTCCTAATCTTGCTTATCTTGGTTGTTCTTCACTTGATTCCAGGAGTTTAACCAAAAAAGGAGCAGAAAATGAGTTGGCTTAGCACATTAGGTAACGATGTGAAGAAAGTTTTTGGATGGCTTGGTTCTCCTAAAGGACAGGCTGTTCTGAGTGCAGGAGAGGGTATTGTAGAAGTTGTCGATCCCGCTCTTGACGGAATTATTAACCTCACGAACACTTGGTTGCAGGAGATTTTCAAGGCTCAAGCTCTTGCTGCGGCAGCCTCAGCTAACGCTACAGGCGGAGTGCAGAAATCTGCAATGGTGCTCAACACCGTAACGCCGCAGATTATTGCTTTTGCCACGGCGCAGGGACTTCCAATTCCTACGGGAGTTGAACTACAGAACGCGAATAATGCGTTGGTGGCTTTTTTGAACGCTCTTGGTGGAGGTTCTACAGCTACTGCTGCTCCAGTATCCCTCGCCAATACGCTAACAGGCACAGCGCAAGCGCAAGCGCCGCTTTCTGTCAAAGCTCAGATTTCCACTAACTCGTTGCTCTAAGGAGACACACATGGCTCTTCAAATGCAAACATTCACCAACGTTACTGAACCAATGTTCGATGCTTTGGTTGCTAAGATCAAAGTAGACACTGGTCAGAATGTTGCCGCGACAGCAAACGAGACTGTAACAGTTGTTCATGGTTCGTTTGTTTTCACTTACAACTACAACCCTACAACAAAGACACTTCTGGTTCAATGCTTGAAGAAGCCTTTGTTTATTCCTGCTTCCATGATCGTCAATGGTCTGGCTGAGGAAGTAGCAGAGATCATTGCAACCACTGTGGTACCGCCTGCGGTGTAGGAGTTTTCTTGAGTCAGCGTGAGATAGAACAAAAGGTACGAGATGTACTCCGTGCTCTCGAAGTAGGAGAGACTGGGGATACTTTCGTACCTCGTTCTACGGTGTTGGGTTATAATCTCATTCCTACAGACTTATGTAAAACGCCGGCGGAGAAGAAGCAAGTCTATCGTGCTAATTCTTTGATGGATTTGTACTATTTTAGCACCGTCGTAATGGGCAAAAGTAGATTCTCTAAGAATCCTGACAAAGCCTCGAATCTACATTATCAAATGTGCCTTACAGTAATGAAAGACGGCCTCAAAGAAGGGATCGAGATCCCTCGTGACCATTTCAAAAGTACAGTCTACAGCGAGTGCTTTCCGATTTGGAGAGCATTACCTTTTGGCAAACGAGAAGAAGATTTCTTTACAAACATTGGCTATGCTGATCTCTACATTGAGTGGATGCACAGAACCCACAGTCAGGATATACGCATCCTGTTGGTCAGTGAAACCATCACCAACGCTATCAAGTTGGGTAGCAGAATCTCGAACCACTACGAAAATAATTCATTCTTCAACCACCTTTTTCCTGAGTTAATGCCTACATCAAAGGAGACGTGGACAAATGAGAGTTTGCACCAACGTCGTACTGCGAGTGGTCGAGGACAAGGAGAAGGTACTTTCGATCTTATCGGAGTCGGAGCGGCACTACAGAGCCGACACTATAATGTGGTTGTCGAAGATGACCTTGTTGGGCGTGAAGCCCGTAAAAGTTCAGTCGTCATGGCAGATACAATCGACTACCACCAAATTCTTGTCGGAGCAACTGACTCAGACCCGAATAATCCTGGAAGAGATTTCGACGAGATAGTTGTTGGAAATAGGTGGTCACATGACGATCTTAATTCGCACATTCGGCAGGAAGAGCTTTATTTTAATTGGACTACGCATTCTGCTCTTGGTGGATGCTGTACTCTGCATCCTTTCGGAGAGCCAATCTTTCCAGAAGCATTTACAAGGGAAAAACTACTAAGATGGAAACGTCGTCTTGGTTCCTACCACTTTTCTTGCCAATTCTTAAACTATCCTATTGATCCGTCTAAGGCTAAGTTTAACCTGGCGGATTTACGGTACTTCAATTTTGAAAAAGTAACTGGTGCGCTGGCGATTCCGAAGGAGTCTCCAACACTTAGCAGGTATTTCGAGATTTCTCATCCTCAACAGTATCGTATTGTCATTCGGCACCATGTAGCGGCTGGAGACGTAGAAAAAGATGTCTTCCCACGAAATCTTGATCGGTACATGATAGTTGATCCTAATCATGGTGGTTCGCACTTAGGTCAAGAAGTCGGCAAAGACGGTCGGTGCCGTCATGCTATTGCGGTGACTGGTGTAGAGCGTAACCCACGTAGAGTATATCTACTCGATCAATGGGCAAAAGCTTGTCCTATAGACGATTTTGTCAGACAGATCTTCTTTCTTGCTGTGAAGTGGAAGCTTCGTGTTGTCTATGTTGAAGCTGTGGCAGCACAGAAGTATTTGCTCTATCATCTGAATTACTTTGTTGAAGAGCACAAGCAATCGCATCCAGAGCTTAACGGTATTCAATTTCTTCCCCTCAAAACTCCTCAGAACTCCAACGCTAAAGCTGAGCGAATCGAGAATTTCATTCCTCTTGTAGAGCGCCATGAACTCTGGTTAGATGCAAATAATTGTGCCGAGGCCAAAGAAGAAATAGAGCAGTATGGTCAGCGTAAGGGCTTGATTGACCTACTTGATGTTCTATCCTACGGTCCACAGGTTTGGAAATTTGACAAGGTTTCTCAGGAGCATGTTGATGAATTCATGCTCAAACAACGTGCACAGTTTGTAAGACGTATGACAGCGGCGGCAGCATAAGGAGAATGATCTATGGACTGGGCAGCGTGGGGACCAACGATCGTAAGTATTATCACTTGTATCTTTTTTGCTGGTGTTTTGTATTCTAACCAGAGCAATCATTCTGCTCATTTGAAAGAGCACGATGTGCAACTAGGTGAGCACACGCGAGATATTACAATCCATTCGGTTGAGATTGCAAAAGTACAGGCATTTCAAGAGGGGTATGCTTGTGCGAGAGCGGATTACGATAGGGGGCAGCAATGAACATTCCAGTGTCGTTGCAGTTGGTTCTTTTGTTCTACGTTGTAAACTCTGTCGCCTCGGCTTTGGTACAGGCTTTACCTGTACCAAATGGTGGTGTAGGTTACACATTTGTTTATAAATTTCTGAGCCTGCTGACAGCAGATTTCAAGAGTTTTAGTTCCACAATGCCCATGCCAGTGCTTACAACACAGAGTTCTACTGGTCAGATTGACACAGTGTCTAAGCCAGTTAACACTCCAAACACAGCGAATACAGGGATTCTCTAATGCCATATCAACCGCCTACTGAAGTAACGCCGAAGCTCATTGGAGAAGACAACTTCAATGAGATCTGTAATTTTGTCAAGGACAAGATTGCACATCTTGATCGTAGGCTTCAGACTTTCAGAACCGAGAAATTGCCAGAATATGTGCGGTTGTACAAGGCTCGCCCGAAGAATAAGGAAGCAGACTGGCCCTGGCCCGGCGCAGCGAACTTAGTAATTCCTATCATTGGTACTTCCTCAGACGAACTTCTTGCTCGCATCATGGGTGGAATCTACATGTACGATCCACTCTGGGCAGCGACAATGAGTGGAGGATTGCCGAAGAAAGATGGGGAAGAGCTAAAACAAGTTGTCCAGAATTTTCTAATGGACATGGCTTATGCGCCAGATGAACTTGATTTGTACAGAGTAGAACAGAGCGCGTTTCACAGTGCGATCAAGTATGGTACAGGTGTTATATACACGCCTTATGAATACGAGACGCAGGTAGTGCGTGAGTATAAATCTGGTGGAACCTCGGCAGAGGATGGACCCGTAGTTTCAGAAGATCGCATTATTACTAAACGTGATGGTCCTCATCCTGAGTTATTGCCACTTAACAGATTTATTTTTGATCCTTCAGTGCCAAAGCTTGAGAATATGAAGCTCTTTGGGCATATTGACTCACTTGATATGTGGGCAGTGCAGGATCTCAAAGCGAAGAGTCCTTACTATAAACAGTCAGACATTGAGAAGTTACTCAGTAATCCTGACGCTGTTCAAGAAACAGAGATGGAACGGGAGATCAATGAGCAGTTTTCGATTGATTCCTCTGGTGTAGATACTGGCGCAGCACGGTGGTACATTTATACAGTGTTCTTCACATACTATCTCAGCGGTAAGGAGTATTCTTTCCAGGCAAAATACCATAAGAATTCTGAAAAAATTCTGTGGGTAGCTTTTAATAACTATCCCAAGAACATGCTTCCATATCAGGACATGAAATTAGCCTATGATGATGAGTCTTATCTTGGCACAGGTTTTGCTGAGATGATTCACATGATTCAGAAGGAATTATCGAACAATAACAACTGGCGTACCAATAATCGTAACATGGCAATGTTGGGTGTGTGGCGCGCTGATCCTGAATCAAAGCTTGGTTCTATATTGGATGTGTTTCCTGGTGTTGTGTTGCCGGGTCGTAAGGATGAGATTGAACACATTAAAGCCGGCGCTGATATGGGTTATAGTGATGGTCCAGATCAGTTTCACATGGCAATAGCTAAGGAGCGTACTGGTGTTGATCCGGCTTCTGGTGGTACAGGTGGTGGGATTGTAAACCAGAAACGCGGTATCTACAGCGCCGCTGGCACTTCTATGGTCATGGCGCAGCAGAATAACAGGAACAACCTTCGTACTGGAGACATGCGCTCAGCACATGTGAAGTTAGGTTGTAAGTTTCTTACAATGTACTCAAACTTCGGTATCGGAGAAAAGCTCAAGAAATATGGTAGCGATGCGGAGAAACTAAAAAAGGCACTTGATCTTTACCGCGATGGTACACTAGGTCTACGTCTTCGTCCAGCTTCGGCATCTGCTAACAAAGAGCTCGAAAAACAAAACGACATTCTTATTTCAGACAGGCTTGACCGATACTATCAGAGTCAAGCACAGATCATTCAAGCGATCAATACTCAGGGCATTTCACCAGATTTGAAACAGTATTACTTGGAAATGCTTCTTGCGACAAGAGTATCAGCTATGACCTTGGCGCGTAACTTTAACCGTGATAATCCAGATGCGTTGTTACCTGATGTGTCAAAGATTATCGAAGCCGCGATGCAGCAGATGCAGCCGCAAGCAGGAGCAGGAAATGGAAGTCAACAAAATCGAGGATCTAATTCCATACCGAGTGGTCCTTCAGGAGCTATGGCTCAAGGAGGAGTTCCAGCCGGTGATGGGGTTGTTGAACAGTCTTAAAGAGGAGGCGCTTTCTTGGGCGAGGTATGATACGACTAAGGAAAGTGCTGATACTGTGAAGGCGATCTCAGTCAGAATCAGTACACAGTTAAGAGTGACTGAGATACTTCTTGACTTGCCACAAAGATTGAGAACTCTCGAAGAGCAGCTGAACCATCAAGAAGCTCAAACATTGAAGATGAGACACTCACAAGAAGGAGGTGAAGTCTAATGGCACTGTTTTCATGGCAAAAGAAGGTCAAAGACGATGGAGCTGAGGAGTTCACTCTTCCTGATGAGTTAACTACTAAGATCGAAGCTGGAGCTAATGCGGCGGCTGATCTTACTCCAAAGGTAACGCAGATTTTGGAGTCGCTTGCAGGAATCAACAAGTTTGTAGAAACACAGACAGCCAAGGATGCGGCAACTACTCGTGCAGCAGCGGCAAAAAGTTCAACCGAGTCTCAGTCTGAACTTGAGGAACGCATCGAGTCGCTTATGCTTGAAGGTAAGACTAGAGAAGCCGTTGCTCTTGCTAGCCAGCCGGTCACAAATGAAGTATTGTTGCTTCGTGCAGATCGGATTAAGCGTGAAGTCTTCGAGGATGCTGAGAAGTATCCTTATTACTCTGGTGACATCAAGAAAGAAGTCGATGCGCTTCTTGAAAATCAGCCAGCGGCGTTTAGAAACAATGCGCAGAATGTTGAGAATTGCTATCACACGATCTTGGGTAAGCACACACCAGAACTTGTGGAAGGTAAACTCAAGAATCGTTTTGCCAGTTCAGAAGGCGGTCGTGGTACAAGTTCAGGTTCTGCGGGTAGCACTGCTGTAGCAGATGATAACAAGAATCGTCTCGCCGCACTAGAAGCAGATGAAAATGTCAAACGCGCTGCTAAGCATCTTGGGTTTACGCCGAAGGCTTATGCTGAAATCTTAGATAAGGAAGGAGTCGGTTATGCCTGAGATCAATCACAAAGATGTAGCAGCAGCATTGAGTGGTTCTACTGTTTCTGC